CAAAGCATAGTATTGCCGAATGCGATATTTGTGGCCAGCGGTATAAGTTAAAGCAGTTAAAGCCTTTAACAATTAAAACAAAGATTACTAACATACTGGCTTGCCCAGAGTGTTGGAACCCAGACCAGCCGCAATTGCAATTGGGTATGTACCCAGTTGATGACCCGCAAGCTGTTAGAAATCCAAGACCTGATGTAAGCTATCAAGTATCAGGACAAAACGGGCTGCAAATTGAGGATAACAATTCAAATGCACCAGATGCGTTTGGTTATCCAGAGGGTGGTAGTAGGGTGTTCCAATGGAACTGGTATCCAGTTGGAGGCTCAAGGGATGACGGATTAACACCAAATGATTTAGTTTCATTTGGTTATGTAGGAACTGTTACAATAACTTAAGGAGTAATATAATGGCATACACAAAATCAGCAGATGGCGTAGCAAAAAAAGGTAAGACAGAAGGTAAAAATTTAGGTAACTCAGGACCTAATGTTGGCATTGAAAAAGGCCCAAAAGCTACTGGTAGCAAAGGCGGCAAAACTAATGCAGACATGAAAAAAATGGGTCGTGGCTTAGCTAAAATTGCAGCACAAAAAAAGGGTTAATATCATGGGTAAATCAGCACAAGATTCAACAGGGTTTGTTTTTCCTACAGGCGGCGGCAACGATATTGGTATGTATAAACAGCCAATGCCAAATGCAGATACGCAACCAGAAAGCATTATCTCTAAACCGGGCAATGGCATAAACGACTTAGATATCGCTGTAGGTAACACGAGCAAAGGTAATGTTAAGGGTATGAATCCTTACGGTACTGGTGAAATGCGTGGTTATGGCGCTGCAACTAAAGGTCGAAAAATTAGCGGAAAGATGGGTTAAGGTAGGTCAATGAACTACATAGAACTCAATCAGGCAATTCAAAACTACGCAGAGAACACTGAGTCTCTGTTTGTAGCGAGTATTCCTACGTTTGTTAAAGAAACAGAAAGACGTATTTATAACTCAGTTCAAATACCTGCATTGCGTAAAAACGTAACAGGGACAATGACTATAAACAATAAGTACATTTCTCTTCCTGATGATTGGTTATCTAACTTCTCTCTTGCGGTTATAGATGCTACTGGTGAGTACAAGTATCTACTAAATAAAGATGTGAACTTCATGCGTGAGTCATATCCAAATCCTACTGCAACAGGAGAGCCTAAGTACTATGCTTTGTTTGGCTCACAGCTTAGTAATGCTAATGAGCTATCATTAATAACGGCTCCTACCCCAGATGCATCGTATAACATGGAGCTTCATTACTTCTACTATCCAGTATCAATAGTTCAAGGCGTAATTACTACGTTTAGTACAATCGTTGCAGGTGCTGGATATAATACGGGTACTTATTTTAATGTGCCGCTTATTGATGGTTCAGGCATGTCTGCTACAGCTACAGTAGTAGTAGCTAGTGGTGGGGTTACAAGTGTTACGATTAGTGATGGTGGTTCATTTTACATTGCTGGTGATGTACTAACCGCAAGTAATAGCTATCTAGGCGGTGCGGGTACACTCTTTACAGTAACAGTGTCCGCTGTTGATAATACGGCTGGTACAAGCTGGCTAGGTGATAACTACGACCCAATTTTATTTTATGGCGCTATGCGTGAAGCAGTCATCTTTATGAAAGGTGAAGCAGATATGGTTACTTACTACCAAAAAATGTATGAAGAAGCTATGTCACAACTTAACAGATTGGGTACCGGACTTGAACGAGGTGATGCATACCGTGACGGTCAGGCTAAAATTAAGGTTAATCCATAATGGCAATAGAACAAACACAATGTACAGTATTTAAAACTAACCTATTAAAGGCATTAGAAAACTTTAATACAGGCACAGCCTATGTGTACAAGATAGCGTTATATACCACTAACGCCACATTAAATGCTGATACATTAGTTTATACAACTGATGGCGAGATTACAGGTACTGGCTATACTGCGGGCGGTGAAATTTTAGCACCAACAATTCCAGCAAGTAGTGATACTACAGCATTTATATCATTTGCTAATGTCACATGGAATCCCGCTAATTTTACTTGTAGGGGTGCTTTAATATACAATAGCACAACAGGTTCTGCCGTAGCAGTATTAAATTTTGGGGCAGACAAAACAGCAACAACAACATTTACCGTTACCTTTCCATCGGCAACATCAACATCAGCAGTAATTAGGATAATTTAAGGAATTTATTATGACAATAGAAAAACAAGGCTTTGGCGATAATGCTGTTGCTGTATTGAACACAAACGCAGCAGATAATGAAACAGTGGGCATCGCAGGTCACTACCACATGGAATGCCGTGATTCGGCAGGTAATTTAAAATGGGAAGAGACATTTCCTAACTTAGTGAACTCAATAGGTAAAGAACTATTGCTTGATACCCTATTAAAAGGTTCAGCATATACTGTAACAGGCCCATTCTTAGGTCTTATTAACTCAAGCCCAACTTTCTTAGCCGTAGATACAATGACATCTCACGCTGGTTGGACAGAGTTTATTGACTACACAGTTTCAGCTTCAGCAGTTCGTGGTACAGCAGTATTTGCTTCAGCATCATCAGCAGGTTTATCTCCAGCTAACATTACAAGTTCAGCGGCAGCGGCAATCACATACACTATTACAGGTGCTGGTGGTACAGTTGCAGGTTGTTTCTTAGTAACAGGTGCAGGTGCAGTAAGTACTTTGTCTAATACAGGTGGTACGTTATATAGCGCAGGTGCATTTGCAGTTCCAAAAGTTACAACCGCTGGCGATACAGTAGCGGTTACATATACTACAACTGCAACAAGCTAAGGAGTCCTAAATGGCTCTTGCGTTAAATGACCGTGTACAGCAACAGGGTACGGCTAACACAACCGTAAGCTTTACCCTAACATCTACAGTTCCGGGGTTTCAAACCTTTGCCGTAATTGGTAATGGAAATACCACGTACTACGCTGCTACTGATGCTTCCTATAATTGGGAAGTAGGTATTGGCACGTACTCAACAACCGGACCGACTTTAACACGAACAACCATTTTATCTTCTAGCAATTCAGGCAGTGCAGAAACTTTTGTTGGTGACGTAAATGTTTTTGTAACCTACCCTTCAGAAAAATCTATTAATTATGACGCTGATGGGATAGCTACGATTGGTGAGTTACTTGGTTACGCAGATACAGGTATTATCAGTTCATTTGCTTCTACTGTAGCTGGGTACAACCAAGTAGTATTGCAAAATAAAAGCACAGCAACTAATGCATCTAGTAACTTTAATGTATCTAATGACGCAGGTACAGCAGGGGCTAACTACGCTGAACTAGGTATTAATTCATCTACCTTTAGTAATGGAGCCGGCTGTTTTAATATACCCGGTGCTGCTTATGTAGCTTCTGCGGGTGAAGACTTATCAATTGGTACATATGGTCCACATCAGATTCACTTTGCGACCAACAGCAATACTACTGATTCAATGACCATATATGATGGTGGTGGTATTTCATTAGGTGGATACGGTGACCCTGGCTTAGGTAATATCGCGGTTAATAAAGCTGTCCCTGGATTTACATCCATTACTTCAGCGGCGGGTGTAACAACTTTAGTAGCGGCTTCTACATACTACCAACGAGTCGTAGGTACTTCTACTCAAACTATTCAACTGCCAGACGCTACAACGCTTCTTAACGGCACAACCTTTATTATCGATAACAGCTCAACCCAAAGTGTTACTATTACTGACGGCGCTACTACTACTATCGATACAGCTGTTGCAGGAAGTTTAACTTACATATATTTAATTAATAATTCTACACTTGCAGGCACTTGGGCTAAAAATCACTTTCTTCCAAGCTCATACGACTTCGGTGCAACTTCAGCTAACTTCGGTGGGGCTACTATATCCGATGCGCTATGGAACGGCACTACAATAGGCACTGCTTATGGCGGTACAGGATTAACTACTTTTGCAGCGGCTAACAATGCCTTATATTCTACAAGTGCAGGAGATTTAGCGGCAGGAACATTGCCAGTAGCAGCAGGTGGTACAGGAGCTACTACATTAACAGGTATTCCTTACGCAAACGGTACTTCACCTTACACAGCGGCAACTACAGCACAAGCTTTAACTTTAATTGGTACAGTGCCTATTGCTAATGGTGGTACGAACTCAACTGATACTGCAACAGCTGGTGGTGTTGGTTACGGTACAGGAACAGCCCATGCATATACTGCCGCTGGAACAGCTGGACAAATATTAACTTCAGCAGGGGCTTCAGCGCCTACTTGGGCGGCAAACCCACCAGCGTTCCCTAGTGGAACTGCAATGTTATTTATTCAAACATCCGCACCTACTGGATGGACTAAATCAGTAACGCATGACAATAAAGCGTTAAGAATTGTTAGCGGAGCGGCTAGTTCAGGTGGTTCAGTAGCATTTACAACAGCGTTTGCAAGTCAATCAGTAAGTGGGTCAGTAGCAGCTACAGCCGCACAAACAGCGACTAACCAAGCAACAACAGCTGGCGGTTCGGTAGCGGCAACGGCGGCGGCAACGGCAACCAATCAAGCAACAACAGCTGGCGGTTCGGTAGCGGCAACGGCGGCGGCAACGGCAACCAATCAAGCAACAACGGCAGGTGGTTCAATAAGTGTAACAGTAAGTGCAGGAACTTTAGCGGTAGGCGCAGGAACATTTGCGGTTTCGGCAACAACAATATCAACAGCACAAATGCCAGCGCATACGCATACTGTAGGTGCAGGTAATAACTTTGGTTCAGGTGTAAGTGGGCAATCATCAGGCGGAAACGCAAATACAACGTCTTCTACTGGTGGTGGCGGTTCACACACGCACACTTTATCAGGCGCACCAACAATAAGTGGTTCACCAGCTGTTACAGGACAAACATTCACTGGAACATCCCACAACCATACACAAGATGCTCATAGCCACACTAATGGAGCATTTACTGGAACAAGCCATAACCATACACAAGATGCACATAGCCATACTAATGGCGCATTCACTGGTACAAGCCATAACCATACTCAAGATGCACATAGCCATACATCTGGTGCGTTTACAGGCACAGCTATTAACTTAGCAGTTGCTTATGTTGATACAATAATTGCGACTAAAGATTAATGTTTGGTACATCTTCCTTTGCTCAAGCACCTTTTGCTTCAACAGCCATAAGTGGGTATTTTCTTTTTTTAACTGAAGATATTGGGTTAGCAGATACAAATACGCAAATATTTGGTTTTACAGACAGCCTTAGTGAGCCATTAACACTAGATGATTTTAATTCAGAGGCTGCATTATTTATAGGAAGTGTTGCAGAATCAATTACTAATCTAGATTCCCCTACAACGCAGTTTGACTTCTTGCAGGCACTAACAGAAAGTACGATAACAGCTAGTGACTCATCAGCAATAAGCGCACAGTTTGCAACAAGCAAAACAGAAAATGTAGTTACGGAAGAATCACCTATAATATATTTTGCCCTTATTGGAACTGTATCTGAGCCAATAACATTAGATTCAACTGAAAGTATTTCAGCACAGTTTTTAAGTAACCTATCAGAACCTATAACGCTAAATGATACGCCAACAATATTAGCCCAGTTCTCAAGCAGTTTGACAGAAAATATTACGATGGGTGATGCTATTTCTATACTAGCTAACTTCCTAGCGAATAAAACAGAAGATATAACAGTAGAAGATTTGATTATAATTATCAGTGCGTTTACTGTTGTAATTACAGAAAACTTAGATGCCGCAGACGCAGAAACAATACTAGCCCAGTTTGCACAGTCAGTACAAGAAAACATAGATTCAAATGATGTACTTGCAATAACAGCGCAATTCAAATCAAGTATTGTAGAAACATTTACCATGCTAGACGGTTCATTCCAAACTGGCTGGATTAAAATTAATGATAATCAGACCATTACATGGAGTACAATTGACAATAATCAGTCAACTGGTTGGACTTCAGTAAATAATACCCAATAAAGGATTAAACCATGGCAAGCACCTATTCAACGAGTCTAAAGCTCGAACTTATTGGTAACGGCGACCAGTCAGGTACGTGGGGCACGACCACAAACACAAACCTAGGCACATTACTTGAGCAAGCTATTACCGGTGTTCAGGCTATTACCATGGCCAACGCGGATTACACACTGACCAACCTTAACGGCGCCTCAGACGAAGCTCGTAATGCGGTTCTTGTAGTGGGTGGAACTAACTCAGCTATTAGAAATATCATTGCTCCTGCAGTAAATAAAACATACATCATTGTTAATAATACAGTTGGCGGCTTTGCTATCCTTATCAAAACATCTGCCAGTACTGGTTTATCTATCCCTAATGGCGCATCTCAACTGGTTTATTGCGATGGCTCAGAGTTTTATTTAGCTGGCCCAAATATTACTACAGCAACTGCAAATACGCCTAATACGGTTGTTTTACGTGATGGTTCAGGTAACTTTGCAGCAGGAACAATAACAGCTGCATTAGCAGGAAATGCTTCAACAGTAACAACCAATGCCAACTTAACAGGTGCCGTGACTTCAGTAGGTAATGCTACTTCATTGGGTTCATTTACTTCAGCTAACTTAGCAGCGGCTCTTACAGATGAGACAGGTACGGGCGCAAACGTATTTGCAAACAGCCCTACATTAGTAACCCCGGCATTAGGTACACCAAGCGCTTTAGTTGGTACAAACATTACAGGTACGGCGGCTGGACTTTCAATTGGTGGTAATGCGGCTACAGCTACAACTGCTGCTGGGTTATCTGCAACTTTAGTAGTAGGAAGTGGTGGTACTGGAATAACTTCAGCAGGTACAAATGGTAATGTTCTAACTAGCAATGGTTCAGCATGGGTTAGTTCTGCCCCAGCAAATCAAGGGTTTGCCAGTGGAACAAGAATGTCGTTTAATCAGACTTCCGCACCTAGTGGATGGACTAAAGACACGACTGCCGCAATCAATGATGCCATATTAAGACTTGTTACAGGCTCAGTATCAAGCGGCGGCTCAACTGGATTTAGTACATTTAATGCACAAACATCAACAGGAGCATTTACATTAAGTATTTCTGAAATACCTAGCCATACACATGTAATTAATTCAGGTAATAATTTTGGTACTGGAATAAGGAGTGACTCACAAGGTTCAAGTACACAAACTACATCTGATGCAACTGGTGGTGGTGGTTCACATAGTCATTCTCTTACACATAATGTAAAATATTACGACTTTATAATAGCCAGCAAGGATTAAATACAGTGTTTAGGTCCTATAAAATAATAGTTTATACGTTTAGTCAAAAATTAATTGACGACAAAATATTTGCAAGAGCAACAACTCCAGACGCATATTTTAAAGTAGAAACAAAAAGCAAATGTCCATTTTCTAAATTTGCAAAATACATGCCTATATTGAATATTAAGCATTGTCAGGGCGTATCTACTTTTTTTAATAAATCAATACTGCTTAAGTCTTGGTCTGATTATTATGCAAATAATGAAAACGAAAGGTCATATACAACGTCAGCAGATAATAATTACACCGTTGCAGAACACCCTCAAGAGCAATTTAATCCTATGTTTGAGGGACAAGTAGCACTAAAACTAATTTCGCCATTTATATTAGAAATACCAAATAACTTAATGATGTTAGCATCAGAAGCTGTATACCACTATGAAAATAACAGAACTTATAAAAACCTTAAATTTTTGCAAGGCGTTGTGGCTGGTACAAAAAAAACAAATGTAATATTTATGATGGATAAAAATGATGAATCATTCATAAAGTATAAAGACCCATTAATATATCTTACGCCACTTACAGACAAAAAATTTACTATTAAATACAAACTTATATCAATAGAAGAATATACCAAAATGTATAATTTAGACGTACACCACGTAATGGTTGGTGATAGAAAGGATGATTTTAATGGCTAAAGATGCAAAAATTATATGCCCCCTAATGGGCGGTGAATGCGTAGAAGATGGCGCTATTAAAGAAGGTGAATTAGTTAAATGTCGTTTTTGGGTAACTGTCCAAGGTTTGCATCCGCAGACAGGAGAAGTAATTAATAATGCTGATTGTGCTTTTTGCTGGACTCCTGTTTTGCTAATTGAAAACAGCCAACAACAAAGGCAAACTGGCGCTGCAGTAGAGTCATTTCGTAATGAAATGGTTAAAACTAACGAAACAAATACACAAGTTTTATTAGCTGCGGCTCAACACAAACAAAACTTAATAGAGGTAAATTAATATGAAATTAACAATTATTCCATTAGACGGAGCAGTATATGAGGACAATGTTTGCTATTTAAATTTAGTTTGGGCTGGAACCCCGGCTAATGTTCATGCTCTACAGTGGCAAGATGTGGCGGGCTGGATTGAATATACCGATGGCCAACCTAACGAAGACATTACAGTCTTACCTACTTGGGCTGATAACGCTATGGCAGCCTGGACAGTAGCAAATACGCCTGTTCCACCAACACCGCCTACAGCAGAAGAAAACAAAGCTACAGCAGTTGCGTTATTGCAAGCTTCAGACTGGACTCAGATTCCAAGTGTTAGCGACCCTGCTTTAAGCAATCCTTATTTAGCTAACAAATTAACATTCGACCAATACCGTAATGAAGTGCGTCAATACGCAATATACCCAGTTGCAGGATATATAGACTGGCCTTTAATACCAGAAGAGCAATGGGTTAAAATTTAATTTATATGGCTTTAAGTATCGTACAGCAATATAACCAGTATTGTGCGTTGTTTAACACAGTAGATTATATTAACTTTATGAATCATGGGTATTATCCAAAAGATAGTACTTTAAATGGTTCTGATTTATTAATGCCCTATTCTGCAACGTTATATAAAAAATTGTTGGATAACGTAGAAACATCAGGACTTAAAATTCTTGATGTTGGATGTGGACGCGGCGGCGGAGTAAATACTTATAAAAAATACTTTGATTTTGAAGAAATTCATGGGTGTGATAATAACGAAAAAAACTTAAATTATTGTAATTCGTATAGCACAGACATTAATTTTAAATTAAGTGACGCTCAAAAATTAGAATATCCAGATAATTATTTTGACATTGTGACAAATGTAGAATCAATGCATCGTTATGAAAATGTAACTTTATTTTTATCTGAAGTTAGTAGGGCGCTAAAACCTAATGGCGTGTTAGTAATTACGGATGTTATGGCACTTGGTGACGTGTATAAACAGCATACTACCCATCCTGATTTAAAGCTAGTATCTGATATAGATATTACCAAAAATGTAACAGAGGCGTGTAAACATGCTTGGGAAGAGTTTAAAAGTCTACCTGAGACAGACGCAAAAAGATGGAGTATAAATTTATACCGACAAAAATATAATTCGTATGCGCAGAAAAAAGAACAGTATAGGGTATTAGTCTTTGTTAATAATAAGGCAATGTAATGAAACTATCGGAACACTTTGACCTAAATGAATTTACCACATCAGAGACAGCGACAAGAAAAGGAATCGACAACACCCCACCGCCAGTCGTTACGGAAAAACTTCGTATGCTGGCTGCTACGCTGGAGCAAGTTCGTAGCTTACTGGGTAATAATTCCATTCGCATATCTAGTGGTTATCGCTGCCTTGCTCTTAATCGTGCTATTGGAAGTGGCGATTTATCTGCGCACGTATTGGGTTATGCCGTTGATTTTACGTGTCCGAAGTTTGGTACGCCCAAAGAGGTAGCCAACAAGATTGCAGAGTCACCGATTAAGTTCGACCAGCTCATCTACGAAGGTACATGGGTGCACTTAAGCGTAGACCCACGAAATAGAAGAGAATTATTAACAGCGCATTTTAAAAACGGTAAGGTTAATTATACAAAAGGAGTTTAATATGAAAGAATATTTAATAGCACGAGGTAAAGAAGCATCAACATGGCGCGGTTTAGTAGCGTTATTAACTGCTGTAGGTGTAGGTATCTCACCAGAACAAGGTGAAGCAATCATTGCTTTAGGTTTAGCAGTTATTGGCGCTATTGGTGTGTTCACCGCTGATAAGAAATGACTAAATTAATTGCTGTAATTGATAGGCTACTCGCTTTATTAGATAAGTGGATAGCACATCAAGCACACAAAAAAGCACAAAAGGCTAGAGATGCACTTGAACAAAACCCTGCTGATTGGTTTGACACTCACTTTAGTAATGGGGTGCGCACACACGACTCCGATAAAACCGACCAAACCGACACTGAAAATCCAAAAACAAAGTGATGGCGGTATGTGCTTAGACCGAGAAAATACTAAAACGCTCGGAGAATACATAT